CGCGATGGAGTTTGTCGAGCCGGAAGATCGTCGCCCAATCCAAGTCAGTGTGCGCTATCGCGAAGAGCGTTTGTCATCAAACCTAACAAACCCCGGTTTGTTCGCCGTTGAAAAGGAAGTGCTGGTGCGTGAGAAAAGCCCGAATGGTTCGGATACCGCACCAATTGAGTCCGTCGATCTGTCAGATTATGTAACCAGCAGGCAACATGCAATCGACGCAGCAAAGTTCATCATCAGAATGCGTCGCATCCCTGAGCACGCCGTTAAGTTTGAAACAACCCACGAAGGTGTTGCCGCATCAATTGCGCCTGGCGACTATATCCGTGTTGCTGTTGACGTTAACTTCTACGACGAGCTACGCAATGGTGTTGTGCTAAGCGATGGTTCGCTTGTTAGCACGCAGCCATTTGCAGATGGCAGTTACAGCGTTTTCTCTTGGGACGGGCAAACCTCATCAACGCCAGCCACAACAACACTGACCGTATCAAATAGTGGTGCTACGGCGTCGCCAACTGGAATTATTTTTACGCTTATCAATTCTCAGACTTACTCACGCACCTATCAAATTGAAAGAATCAGCCCGGTGCAGGAAGGCGGCTTTAGCATTGAAGCAGTTCACATGCCAGTCAACTCTTCTGGGATTCTTGCGATGGCGGAAGGATTTGATGACGATGGCAACTGGGACATTGAGGGCTAAGCAATGGCAGTCGCATTTCCATCGCTAACTCCAACGAGTCGTTCTTTTACTGCACCTCAGTGGCCAATCACTCAAATTGATAGCCAGTCCGGCGTCAAGTCTGTAAGGTTATGGGGAAGTAAGCCAACTGTTGCAAAACTTGACTTGTCATTTGATAACATTTCGGATGATAACGCTGCCTTGATAATGACGGCGTACAACAGTGCAAAAGGATCACTAACTGACTTGACTCTTCCAAATAGTATTTTTAACGGCGCATCAACAAATCTAAAGTCCTGGCTTGATACAACTGGTATGTCCGCTGGTCTTAAGTGGTATTTTGATAATGGGAGTTCGCCGACAATTGAAAGTATTACCAGTGGCCTTTCCAGCGTCCGTGTGAGCCTGGTGGCTGAGCTTAGAATGCAGTAGCTCTATCAATAGGCTCACTCATGGCTGTTCTGACTGGCAACAGCGGGGAAATCAAGTTCGGCGGAAGCACCATTGGCAAATGCCGTAACTTTTCGATTGACATTTCCAAGGATGCACTAGAAACAACAGTGCTTGGCGAGATTGATCGCACCTATGTTGAGGGTCTGCGTGGCTCTACTGGGTCCGCAACAATTTTGTACGATCCCGCAGACGTGCCAACCAAGGACTTCCTGAACAGCATTCTTGCTACTGGTACCTCTACGATCAACCTTGTTCTCAATACCGCTACTGGTGGTGCCGCCTTAAATTGCAATGCTATCGTGACTCAGGTAAGCACCCCTGTGTCCGTTGGTGAAGTTACTGCTTGCAGTATTAACTTCCAAGTCACTGGCGCTCTGACTGGTACGTTCTAATGGCTATTCTTGGCACTGGCGGTCAGCTTAAGCTTAAAAGAGAGGCACCGGATCCAGTCATTGTTAGTGGGTCTAACATTAACGCGGCGACTGACACCATTACGTCTGGCTCGTCTTCTTTTTGGAACGGTGACAAGGTAAAACTGACCGCCAGTGCTGGCCTTCCATTTGATCTTGACGGCTCCCTTGCTGGGCCTGATTGTCCAGATGGGCATGGTGTCTACTTTGGAAGTCAGTGGCTGCTCGGAGCAAACAGGACTCACGTAACAAGTGACTCCGACGAATTTTATCAGACAACCGACACCGCACCCTTTTACATCACAGGCTCTGCTGTTGGGCTTACAACAGAAACGACACTCTATGTCTATGTTGATCAGGTAGGACGCACCAGTTTTTACAGCACTCGCGCACAAGCAATGCTGGGCGCAACTGCAAATCGCATCAATATCTACAACGTAAACTTTGGTGAGATGCAGATTGAGGCCATCGTTGAAGAAGGTGACTGGTACATTCAATCTTTGCTGCGTGAATGGTCCCTCAATCTGACTGCGCCAGAAGTTGATACGACTGGCGTTGGTGAGCGATTCGGTGATGCAGTCAAGAGTGTTGTTTCTGGTGGCGGAAGCCTTGACTTTATTGTTGATCGCCTTGATGAAACAGGCAAGCAAGATCCAACTGCATTGATGAACCTGCTGCTAATGACAGAAAAGGGTTGCAGGGCTGACGCAGAGTTTTGGATTGTAGAAAATCGTGCTGCAACCGGCAATCTACTACCTGGGGATCTGTACTACGAAACACAGTTAATGGTAACGTCTATCGCGATTAACACGCGACCAGATGACATTATTGCTGGATCACTCAACTTTGTAACTGTTGGCGAGATTGCGCTGCGCATGGGAGAAAACTAGCCGCTTCTCTTCTCCTCCTTATACTGGTCCTATGTGATCGGTTGATCGTCGCGTGCCACAAATCGTGCAGGCCGGTGCTACCGGCGCCCTTGACGACCTGAACGTAACCCAAGCCCAGCTCCGCAGTCAGCTGGCAACGCTTGTTGATCTTTTCAAACAGGTCGCAGGGGATGCAAACGTCGTTGCTGGTAATTCCGCGCCGATTGATCCCCTCAGTGCGCCATTTACTTTGTATGTAAATCCGTACACTGGTAGTGATCGTTTTGTTGGTGGCTCATATAACGACTATGAAGAGGGCGCTGGTGCGACTGACGAAGAAAAAATTGCAGCCAAGCTGAAGCGTCTTGAGAAGCAGCGCATGACCTGTGGCTACACGCCGCAGCGTCCGTTCAAGACCATCAACCGCGCCGTTATTGAAGCGGCAATCATCACCAGCAAGAGCTGGTATACCTTCACCGATCCAAAAGCTCACGTGGACTGCGTGAGCATTGTGCTTGCTCCTGGTGTTCACACTGTCTACAACGATCCTGGCAGCGCTACCCCTGCTTCGCTGACCACTTGGGGCACGGATAAGACTCCGACCACCGCCGAGCTGATTGCCTTTAACCCGCCGACGACAGGTGGCGTGTTGCTGCCTCGCGGCTGCTCTTTGTGCGGGCCTGATCTACGGAAAACCACGATCCGTCCGACCTATGTTCCTGCTGTTACTAACGAAGCCGCTGGCTACACTAATCGCTCTGCAATCTTCAAGATAACCGGCACTGGTTATTTCTTTGGATTTACGGCGATGGACAAAGTAGGTCATGGCCAAAGCCATCACCTGCTTGATCTTTTTCAGTTTGGTAGCAAGACTGAGCTTGATGATTTCTATACCAAGTGTCGTAATACTGTTGGCACTGGCGCTGATTTGAGTGCTGCGTTGACTGTTACGCGCACAACCGAGTACGAGATTGTCGGCCCGATTGATGTAACACAGAATCCGACCTCGGCTTGGGACACAACGGCTTCTGCCTCGCCGTACATCTTTAACTGTTCGGTGCGTTCAGATTATGGCCTGTGCGGTGCCTTCATTGATGGCGCCAAAGTCACTGGCCTGAAGTCGATGGTGTGCGCCAACTTTACTGGCGTGTCGCTGCAAAAAGACATGCGCTGCTGGCAGCGTTATGTCACAAACAACTGGCAGCAAATCAGCACTTCAACTGCCGAGGCGAATTACGACGTTTACATCACGACTACGCCTGACAACATCCGCATGGATCCGGCTCGTCTGAGTCGGCATATTACTGCGATTAACGACTCCTTCATCCAAGAAGTGTCTGTGTTCGCCATTGGACATGGTGTGCATCACTTTACGGATGCGGGCGGTGAGATCACAATCACCAACAGCAACAGTAGCTTTGGCGGTTGTGCTGCAATCAGCAAGGGCTACAAGAGCTATCCATTCCCGTCTGATGAGAATTGGGCGGTTGACTCAATTAAGGTTCCGCTAAACCTGAGTGAAAAGACTGGCAATGTTCGTTATATTTATCTCGGCACGATTGATACAGCGACCTCTTCTGCGATCACTCTGACCTCGCCGCTTGCTGAAACGACCGAAACCTCAACGATTCCGCAGATCCTCTACAAGGATGGCTACTCACTGAGGGATGGCACCTATATCTGGGTTGAGAATCCTTCTGGCGAGGCTTGGCGTGCGCAGCTGACCGCTTCTGCTTGGGATGCAAGCGCACCGGACACGATTAACATTGCAGCTGCAATTACTGGCACGGATTCAACAACGAATCCAGCTGGCGGCAGTCTGCTTCCTGGTAAGCGTGTTTATATTCGTCGTATTGTTGATACACGTACACCAGCCGAGCGACGTGTTTCAATTTATCTCAACAACACAGCAACATCTCGACTGCCGCAGCGTAACTTTGTTGTTCAGACCGATCCCAATCGTGCTGGTGGCGCAATTGCTCGCACTTTTAACACTGCGACAGAGGTATTTATTGTTAGCAACTCCGGCATTGGCCAACAGGCAGGCGCTGGTGTTGTCCTGACTTCTGAGGTGACGATCCGACGTGGTGCGCCAAGCGTCACCTACGCGAACGGAGCATTCTACCCTGTTGGCACTGTTGTTAAGTATAACAACAAGCATTATCAGGCGTCCAAGGATTTAACGACAACGACATCGGTTCCTGATCCAGCACTGTGGAACGAGATGTATGTTCACATGCGATCTGACTTCAATGTTGAAGATCGCATTGATGCAGAAGGTCAAACTGTCGTAATTGACAGTGATACCAGCACCAGTGCAACGAGTGCAACGCTTGGCATCAATTGGACAACGATCTGGACTGATGCTGGTGCGACTCGTGACAAGTATCGGTCATCGACTGATTATCTCGGTGTTCATGCGTTCTTGGTGGCGCTTGGCTTTACCAGTGCTGCTGCGCATACTGCTCTACTTCCCAAAGTGGAGGCCGACAGGATTCTGGATACCACCAGCAGCGGCGATTTCCCCACTGCGCCGGGCGCTGGAGGGGCTGCAACAGGTCTTGGCAACTGGGCTATTGAGTTCCGCCGCCCATCGGTTCTGAGGCTCTACGGGCACGCTTGGGAGTGGGCTGGCTACCTGAATTACTCCAAGTCGTTCCCCGCCGCGCAGCAAGACCTGAGTGCTCAAAACAAGTTCAGCTACTACTTTACAAGTGACACAGGTGGTCGCGTTGTTCCGCAAGGCAGTAACGAGGATGGATACAACATTACGCCTCGTGGTCTTGAAGATATTGAAACTGGCACGACGCTGAGTGTTGAAGGTATTGGGTCAAGCACTGTTGATGATTTCCAAAATACGTCATTTGCGTTCTTGAACGTTACGGATACATTGACGGTTAATAGCCTGAACGTAACCGGAACAATTCAGGGTCTGCCTGATGTCAACAATGCCAAGACGGACACTACTGGTCCGGTCAGGCTTGCTGACGCAGTATCTCTAAGGAACACGGCAGCCCCAAGCGGTACTGACGCTCAAATCAATGCCACGATTGATGCAAACCCGACTCCGAGAGTTGTCACTGTAGAGGGGCTAAACTATTGGAGATCGGTACAGGCCCCTGACAACCCCATCTTCGGAATGCTTTTCTCATGACAAACCCTAATCTCAGGTACGCCAACTCGATTGTCGGCAACACTGTGTATTACGCGCCGACGACAGTTCTTGGGACCGCCTTGACGAATGCTGCAGCCAGCGACAAGGTATTTAAGGTGAATTCGATTTTTTGCTCGAATATCACCTCTGCTACTCCCGCCGACATTTCTGTCGCTATTCAGCGGTCTTCTGTTGATTACTACATTGCCAAGGGAATCACGGTTCCTGGGTCTGCCACGCTGATGATTGGGACAAAGGAAACGTATTTGTATTTAATGGAGGGCGACCTGATTCGTGCTATTGCTTCTGCAAACACAAACCTGACCCTCACAATCTCTTATGAGGAGATTTCGTAATGGCTGGTTTTAATGGTGGTTTTCTTGGCGGCAACTATCTTCCAACCGCGAGTCAAAAACAACCCGGTGTCTGGTCTCTTCAAGAAGCATATCGCGGAAGAACCGAAAACGAATGGCCATCTACTGTCGTTGGAGCGCTAGCAACTGGCGGTACAGATGTCTATGAGATTGTGGTTGGAGGAATTACTTATGTGGTTCACCAGTACACGAATGTAGGCACATTTGATTTTGTGCTTTCCACCGAAAAAGACATTGAATATCTTGTCGTTGGTGGTGGCGGTGGCGGTGGCGGTCTAGCAGAAGACCCCAATG